CTGCTCGACTTGCCGCCACCCCTGTTTTCTGGAGACGTGCGCGCGACCACGCTCTCGGACGAGATCTTCAAAACCAGCCAGATCATCACCCAGCCCTACCCGCTGCCGTTCCACCTGCTGGATGTGATCCGGCGCGTCACCATCAACAACTGAGGTGCCCATGAAAGTCGAAGTGGCAACCCCCGACGATGCGGCCGAGATCGCCGCGCTGGGCCAGATCCTGCACGACACGTCGAGCTACGCGGGCATCCCGTACAACGTTGTGAAGGTCGAGGGCTTGATGCGAAGCCTCGCGGCCGGCGCCGGGGTGGTCTTCGTCGTACGCAAGGACGGCGCCATCGTCGGCGGCATTGCCGGCGGCGTGACCGAGTGGTGGTTCAGCGACGAGCGCCACGGCTATGAGTTCTCGTTCTTCGTGCGCGAGGACGCGCGCAACGCATTCACCGCGGTGAAGCTGGTGAACAGCTTTCGCATCTGGTGTGCGAGGCAAGGTGCCAAGAAGGTGCGGCTCGGCATCACGACCGGCATTCACGAAGAGAGCACCGGCAAGTTCTACCGCATGCTGGGCTTCGAGCCAGCAGGCACCCTTTTTTCCCTGGAGGTCTGAGATGGGCATCGAAACAGCACTCTTGGTCGGCCTGGCCGCCGCTGGCACCGCAGTCAGCGTCTACGGCCAGCAGCAGCAGGCGAAGCAGGCCGACGCCATCGCCAGCCAGCAGGAGCAGATCGCGCGCGACGACGCTGCCTATGCCGCCAGCGAGGCGCAGCTCCAGGCCCGGGCCATCCGCAAGGCAGCCGACAAGCAGCGTGCCGAAGCGCGCGCCGCGCTGGCCGGGTCTGGCGTGGTGGTCGGCGCCGGCACGGCCGAGCAAATCGACACCGAGATCCAGCAGCAGAGCGAGGAAGACGCGCTGATGGCGATTTACGACGGCAAGAACCGCGCGCGCAGCATCACCCAGAGCGGCAACCTCGCGGCGCAACGCAGCCGCAATGCCGCGGATGCAGCCCGGATCGGCTCTTGGACCTCCGCGCTTCAGGGGGGCGCCACCATCGCACGCGGCTGGAACACCAGCGGCGCCAACGCACCGAGGGCCTGAGCATGGCGAAGATTCCAACCGGCAACTTCGGCTTTCGGGTGCCCCAGGGCGGCGATACCACGCCGATGCCCCAGGTCGACAATCAGGTGGGCGATGCAACCCAGCGCCTCGGCGCCACTGCGGTGAGCGCGGCCGGCTCATTGCTCGAGCAGCAGAAGCACGAGGCCAAGATCGCGGCCGACCGCGCCACGCAGGTGCAGGTGCTGACCGCGCACGCGAACATCCAGAACGGTCTGGCCGACGCCTTCGACGCGGTGAATGCCGACGTGCTGGACGGCAAGACGGACAAGATCGCGGCCACGGCCGCGTGGCGCGACACCTCGCAGAAGATCATCGCGGACAACCTGAAGGGCGTGCCCGCCGACCGCGCGCCGCTGGTGGCCGCCCAGGTCAAGGGCCTGGAAGGGCAACTCCAGAACCGTCTGTTCGACACCTTCCGCAAGCGCGACCAGCAGGATGTGGCCGCCGGCCTGCTCACCTACAACGAGCAGATGCAGCGCTTCGCCGCAACGGACCCGAAGGCCGCAATCCAGCAGTGGGGCACGTTCGTGGACCAGATGGGGCCCGGCGCCGGCTGGCCTGCTGAGCGAATCGCCAAGGAAAAGCAGACCTTCATCGAGGGCGTGACCTTCAACCAGTTCCGGCGTGCGGGCCAGCAGGCCATGCAGTCGGGCAGCGTGGCAGCCATCGAAGAGGTGCAGAAGCGACTCGCCGGGCCCGAGGGAGATCCGCTCGACCCCGCCAAGCGCAACACGCTCGACCAGACCCTCTTCGGCTGGCGCACGAGCATCGAGGCGAAGCAGGCGCGCGCCGCGGACAAGGCCGAGCGGGACGCGACGAAGCGCTTCAACACGGCGACCGACACGCTGAACCAGTGGGGCGACATGGCGCTCAACGGCGCCACGGCATCCCCCGAGTTCATCGCCACCGCCGTGCAGCAGGTCGAGGGCATTCCCGAACTGCAGCCGCGCCTGCGCGACCTGCTGGAGACCCAGAAGGCGGTGTCCGGCTTCGCCAACCAGTCCGCGGCCCAGCGTGCGGCCATCCTCGAAGACGCGCGCGCCGAGCGCTCGAACCCCGCCCGCGGCACGGACCCCGCCGGCGAGCGTCGCCTGAAAGCCGCCGAGCAGATCGACGACCGCCTGCGCCAGAAGGTCAACAACGGCGAGGCGTGGGCGGCGGCCCAGAGCGTGGGCGTCATCGGCGCCGCGCCGCTCATGCAGATTACCAATCCCCAGCAGGCCCTGCAGGTCTTCCAGCAGCGCACGCAGGACATCACCGCGGTGGAGGCCTGGGCCGGCCGCAAGGTGTCGCCGCTGCAGCCCCAGGAGGCTGAGCAGTTCCAGAAGATCGTGCGCGCGCTGAAGCCCGACCAGGCCGCCTCGCTGCTCGGCCAGATCGGCGGGGTGGTCGGTGATGCCGACCGCATCGCGGCGATTGCCAAGCAGATCGGCGACAAGGACAACACGATGGGCATGGCGATGCTCTACGCCAACTCGAAGACGACGCAGGGCCGCTACACCGCCGAACTGGTGCTCCAGGGCGAGCAGGCCATTCGCGACAAGACGGTGCGCGTCGACGGCGCCGTGGAGTCCGGCTGGCGGGCCGACATTGCCAAGAAGGTGCGCGGCGCCTACTCCAATCAGGAGGTCGAAAACAACATCGTCGATGCGGCATTCAAGATCGCCGCGGCGAAGGGCGGCGACGTCGACAACGCGATCAACCTCGCCGCTGGCGGAATCATCGAGCGCAACGGCGGCAAGATCCCGCTGCCCTACGGGATGAAGGAGCCCGAGTTCGACAAGCGCATCAAGGCGTTCACCGCGGCCGACCTGGCGGGCCAGGCCCCCGACGGCTTCGTGCAGGCGGGCCCCGCGCGCATGCCGCTCGCCGACTTCGTGAAGACGCTCCCCGACGCGCGACTAGTGCACGCCGGCCAGGGCCTCTACAACGTGCGCGCCGGCAACACCCTGGTGACCAACGAACGCGGCCAGCGCATCACCCTGAAGGTCAGCCCATGATCGACGCGATGTTCCAGCAGGGCACCGACCAGGCCCTCGACGACCAGATCCAGCGGCCCGCGCCCTTCAAGAAAGAGGGCCCGGGCTTCAGTACTTTCGGGCTCGGCCGCGGCGCGGTGCTGGGTGTCGGCGGCGGTGCGGCGAACACGCTGGCCTTCGGAGCCGAGCTGGTGGGCGCGTTCGGCGACGTGGCGGGCGCCGGCGGCTTCAACCAGGGCGGCATGTTCAGCACGCCGACCGCGGAGGAGAAGCGCCAGCAGGACGAGGCGGCCAAGCGCCTGCGCGAGCAGGGCCCCAGCTTCAGCAACGAGGCGGGCGACATGTTCCGGCAGCGCGCCAAGGAGATCATGCCGGACCCGGCGACCACGCATGCCAGCGAGCAGGTCGTGGCCGGCGTTTCCCAGTTCGCGACCCAGGCCATCGGCTACGCGGCCACGACCGGCCCGGCCGCGCCGTTCTTGCTGGGCGCGGACGTGGGCATGGCCGAGGCCGACAAGCTCAAGCAGCAGGGTGTCGACCTTGAAACTCGGACGAAAGCCGGCCTCGTGTCCGGCGCGGTGGCCGGCGTCTCTATCGCGCTGCCCGTGGCGGTGCCCGGCTCGGTGGCGAAGACTGCCGCGCTGGTCGCCGTTGGCGGCCCAGGCGGCTTCGTGGCGCAGAATGCCGCTGAGCGCGCCATCCTGAACAATGCAGGCTACAAGGACATCGCCAGCACCTACGACCCGCTCGACCCGGTGGGCCTGGCGCTGTCGACCCTGGTGCCGGCCGGCTTCGGCGCGGTGGCGGTGCGCGGCGCGCGCACGAAGACGGCACCGACGCTGAAGGAGGTGGTGCTCGGCATCGAGAGCAACGGGCAGCGCTACGACGCGAAAGGCAACGTGCTGACGTCGCCCAAGGGCGCCAAGGGCGAGATGCAGGTGATGGACGCCACCAACCTCGACCCGGGATTCGGCGTTCGACCGGCGGCTGACAACAGCCTTGCCGAGCGGGCCCGCGTGGGCAGCGACTACCTCGACGCCATGCTCAAGCGCTACGGCAGCGAGGACAAGGCCATGGCCGCCTACAACGCCGGCCCAGGGGCACTCGACAAGGCGCTCGCGCGCGCGGCGAAGGAGGGCGGCGACTACCTGCGGTTCCTGCCCGAGGAGACGCAGGCCTACGTCACCAAGGGCATGAAGCGGCTCGGCGAGGAGCGTACGAATGCCGGCGCGCGCGAGGCCATCGCCCGCGATCCGGATCTCGTGGCTGCGGCCCGCGTGCGCCAGACGCTCAACGCGATCGACAGCTACCGCCTGAGCGGCGACGGCGACATCGCCGGCATGTCGCGGCACCAGGACGCCATGGAAGCCGCGCACGACCAGCTTGCCCGCGGCGAGCCCGTGAGCGTGTCCGACCTGCTGGCGCTGGATTCCGTGCGCGCCGGCCGCCTGCTGGACGACCAGATCGCCGCAGGCGAAGCCCAGCGCGCCTCCCTGCTCGGTGAAGCCGGGAACATCGCCGACGCTGGCCAGGTGCGCCAGATCCGTGCCGAGCTCGACCAGGTGAAGGCGCAGCGCCCGGACGACAGCGCGGCGGCCATCAAGGCGCGGGCGAAGGAACTGCAGGACTCCGACCAGCTGAGCTACAAGCAGGCCCAGGCCGCAGCCCGCAAGGAGATCGCCTCGGCGCTGGAGACGCACGACGCGCAGATCCAGCGGCTGAATGGCTTGCTCGACCAGAACGCGCGGGCGCAGCGCGCCGCCGAGGATGTCGGGCGGGTGGATGCAGAACTGGCCAGCCTGCGGGAGCAGCGCGCGGAACTGGATGTGCCGGCCACGTCGCCCCGCTCGCTGGCGCTGGCCCTGAACGAGGCTTTCCGGGCGCCGCCGGCGCCTCGCGTGCGCACTGCAGTGGAAGCGCAGCCGCGCGCCACCGGCCGGCAGATGCTAGCCGCGGCGGGGGAGTCAACGCCCGCGGCGACGGCTCCGGCCCGCGGTGTCAGCGCTGGCGAGCCTGCTATCAATTCAGGAAAACCAGCCGAGTCGACGCCCGCGGACACCGCCGCCCTCGACCGCCAAGCCGCCGAGGTAGCCGACCTGCAGCCCGACCTCATGGTGCAGCTCGAAGGCATGGACAAGCCCGTGCGCGCGGCGGACTTGCTCGAGCAGGTGAAGAAGGAGGCGGCCGACGAAACCCGCGATGCGTCGCTGATCGACGTGGCGGCGAACTGCTTCCTACGCAGTAGTTGAGGCGACGAGCATGACCAGCGACAACACGGCCGCCGCGCCGACCATCAGGGCGAGAACCTTCCAGTACGCCTTCGTGGCCTCCCATGCGTCCTGCCAGCGCCCGCGTGCCGCCCAGGCGGACAGCGGGATCGGCGAGAACAGCACGGCAATGCCCGCGATGAACAACAGAAAGGACTGCATGTGAAGCCCAATTGTGTCACCGCCGTACAAGAGGCGGCGAAAAAGCTGGGGCGCAATGCCCTGACGGCCGCTCAGTTGCAGGCCATCGACGACCGCATCAACGCGACGATGCGCCGCCTAGCGCGCACCGATCCCGACTGGCAGGCCAAGAGCACCGACCAGCGCGTCATTGAGGCCGCGCAGGCTGCCATGGCCGACATTCAGGCCGAGGCCGCGCGCAAGGTCGCGAACGCCCAGCGCCAGATCCTGAAGACCGCGGCCACCGACATCCGCATCACCGAGGGCATGGCGCAGTTCAAGGAAGGCCGCAGCCGCGCCCTCGTGAACGACATCGACAACACCGGCCACTACATCAACGGGATCAAGCAGGAGGCCGTGGGCAACATGGTCGACCTGATGGAGGCAGCCAAGACGGGCGAGGGCGCCGGCTTCGGCCGCCGCGTCATGATGTTCCTGTTTGACGCCGACAACCCGCGGATGACGCGCGACCTGGCCACCGAGATCTACCGCAACGGCGACGGCAGCACCGGCAACAAGATCGCGTCCGAGGGCGCGAAGGCGTACCTGAAGGTGATCGAGGGCCTGCGCCAGCGCTTCAACAGCGCCGGCGGCGACGTGGGGCGGCTGGAGTACGGCTACATCCCGCAGCCGCACGACGCGGCCAAGGTGCGCGGCGCTGGTGACGCAGCGGCGCGCGAGGCATGGGTGGACCGCATTGCTCCGCTGCTGGACCGCTCGCGCTACGTGCTGGAGGATGGTTCCCGCATGGGGGATGCCGAGTTTCGAACGCTGCTCGGCCGGGCGTGGGAGACGATCAGCAGCGACGGCGCGAACAAGCGCGAGCCCGGCGCCTTCGGCGGAAACGGCGCCAAGGCCAACGCCGGCAGCGAATCGCGGCAGATCCACTTCAAGGACGCCGACAGCTACATGGCCTACATGAAGGACTTCGGCACCGGCAGCATGTACGACGCGGTGATCGGGCACGTGGGCCGCATGGCGCGCGACATCGGGTTGATCGAGCGGTATGGCCCGAACCCGAACTCGCAGATGCGCCTGCAGTTCGACTTGGCTGAACGCGCAGACGGGACCATCAAGCGCGACTTCGGACTGCGCCCGCAGAGCTACTGGGACCAGCTCAACGGAACGGCCGGCACGCCGCAGAGCGCGAAGCTCGCCCAGCTCGGAACCGACGCGCGCAACATCCAGACGTTCGGCAAGTTGGGCAGCGCGGTGATCTCCAGCATCACCGACCTGGGCACCTTCATGACGACGACCGGCTACAACAAGCTCGGGTACTGGGACGCCATCGCCAATATCGGCAAGACGGCCGCCAGCAAGGACGCGCGCGACTTCATGACCACGCACGGGATCATCGCGGAATCGATGATCGGCGATATGAACCGCTGGACCGGCGACAACATCCGCCAGACGTGGAGCGGCCGTCTCGCGAACAGCACGATGAAGCTGTCCCTGATGAACGCCTGGACCGACACGCTGCGCCGCGCGTTCTCGCTCACGATGATGCAGGGCCTCGCCCGCATGTCGAAGACGGAATGGGGCAAGTTGACCGAGTGGGACCGCACCCTGATGGAGCGCCGCGGCATCACCGCGGCCGACTGGCAGGTCATCACGAAAGCCGACCTCACCGAGTTCGGCGGTAAGCAGCATCTCACGCCCGAGGCGATCCGGGCCACGAACGATGACCGCGCAAGCGAGGTGGTGGCGAAGGTGTTGGGCCTGATCCAGGACGAGAGCGAGTTCGCGGTGCTCAACCCCGACCTCGCGACGAAGACTCTGGCCAGCGGCGGCGGTAGCCAGCGCGGCACGATGCGCGGCGAGTTCTGGCGCAGCGTGATGCAGTTCAAGAGCTTCCCGTTTGCCATGGTGTCGCGCCACTGGCGTCGCATGCTGGAGGCGCCGCAGGTCACGGACGGTAGCGCGCCGGTACTGGCCAACCGGGTGATGTACGCGGGCGCGCTCATGGTGACCACCACGGCCCTCGGCGCCATTGCACTGCAGGCAAAGCAACTCGTTGCCGGCAAGGACCCCATCGACATGCATGGCCCGCATGCCGCGAAGTTCTGGGCGAAGTCCGTTGCTCAGGGCGGCGGGCTTTCGATTTTTGGGGACTTCCTGTTGAACGACCCCACCGACCAGCCGGGCGGATTCGTCGGTGCGGCGGGCGGCACTTTGCTAGGCCCAACTGCGGGGTCGACCATTGGGCTCGCGGCTATCGCCGTTGAGAACGCCCACAAAACAGCGAAGGGGAAGCCGACTCACATGGGCGCGGAAACGCTCAAGTGGGCACGCGCGAACACGCCCTACACCGGCATCTGGTACGCGCGCGCCGCGCTCGACCACGCCGGGCTGCATGCCCTGCAGGAGAACCTGAGCCCCGGGTACCTGGGGAAGATGAAGGCGCGGTCGGCCAAGGACTTCGGACAGTCCTACTGGTGGAACCCGGGCACCGGCGCCCCGGATCGCGCGCCCGACTTCGGAAAGGCGGTGGGCCAATGAAGCAAGAGCAATTCGAGCGCCTTCAGGCGCTGCACGAGAAACTGGTCGATGTGTTCCTCGACGAAGCCAACCCTGACAAATGGCCGGGGACTGGTGTTGAGGTGGCAAGCTGGGACCAGCAGACGCGGGGTGATCGCTACTGGGTCAAGAAGAACGCCGTGGCCACCATCGCGCTGACACAGCGCATCCAGTCGCTGGTCACTGTGGTGCGCCACGCCACCGCGGCCGGCGGCGGAGAAGAGACGCCCGAGGCCGTGACCGAACCGCAGGAGGATCTGGATAAGCAGGTTGCGGAGGCAGAGAAGGAAGCTTCAAAGTTGCTGGCCAACCTGCAGAACCCCAAGGCGAAGGCGGACTTCGACAGGAAGGTGCATGGAAAAGCGTGAGATCAGTTTTCTCGCCTTCTTCCTGATCTGGGCCAAAGCCCGCAACTGGGTGGTGCCGGATGTGCATGTCCGTGCGTGCCACTGGCTCGAGCATCGTGGGCCCCTGGCGGTGCTGCGGTGCTTCCGCGGCTTCGGCAAGTCCACCATCCTCGCCGTGTACAACGCCTGGCGCTACTACTGCGACCAGACCTACCGCATCCTCCATCAGTCTGAAGCCGACAAGACGGCGTACAAGACCAGCCGCGACACCCAGTACGTGCTGCGCAACCACCCGCTGACGCGCGGCATGCTGCCGCCGGGGCAACTCTCCGTTGAGGCATGGTGGCTCACCGGATCGTCGGACCCGCGGAATGCCTCCATGTACGCCAAGGGCATTCTGTCGAACGTCACGAGTGCGCGCGCCGACGAGTGCCAAAACGATGACGTCGAAGTGCCGCGCAACATCGGCACGCCCGAGGCGCGCGAGAAACTGCGGTATCGCCTCGGTGAGCAGACGCACATTCTGGTCCCTGGCGGGCGACAGCTCTACATCGGCACGCCGCATACGCACGACAGCCTCTACGACGAACAGGAGAAGCTGGGGGCCGACTGCCTGACGATCCGCATGTTCGAACGCGAGCACCGCACCGAGAAGCCTGCGATGGTGATCGACCCGGGCTTCGCGCCCGAGTTCATCTTCGTGGGGATCGGCCGTGGCGCGCGGTGCCTTGTCGCTGGCATCGACTACCAGCTGATCGGCACCCAGGTGCACTTCGCCGGGATGCCGGAAGGGGTCGTCGACTGCTACACCGGCAGCGCTTGGCCGGAACGATTTGACCGCGCCGAGATGGAGCAGCGCCGGCGCAAGACGAGAACCCTGAACGAGTGGGATAGCCAGTACCAGCTGCACAGCAAACCCATCGGCGAGATTCGCCTGGACCCCGAGAAGATCATCCCCTACGAGATGAAGCCGGTTCTGAAGCGCGCGAACCGCGAGTCCATGCTGATGCTGGGCAATGTGCGCATCGTGAGCGCCGCGTGCCGCTGGGACTGCGCCATGGGCAAGATCGACACGGACGCCTCGGCAATCTCGCTGGTCTACAGCGATGCGGCCGGACGGCTGTACTGGCAGTTTGCGATCGGCCTCACCGGTGACATCGACGAGCAGTGCGAGAGCATCCGCAAGCTGGTCATCGAGTACCACATTCCGAGCGTGACGGTTGAGACGAATGGCCCGGGAGGCTTCGTGCCGCCGATCCTGCGCAAGCATCTGCGCGGCCAGGGGGGGGAGAAGCCGCTGCCGGCCGTGGCGTGCGGTGTGGTGGTGGACCACGTGGGCACGAACAAGAACAAGGACATCCTCGACGCCTTTGAAGCCCCCATGTCCATCGGCGCGCTCTGGGCGCATATCGACGTTCTCGACGGTCCGATGTGGGACCAGATGAAGGACTGGAACCCCGCCGTTACCACCCAGCCGGACGACTACCTGGACTCGGGCGCGAGGGCGATTCTGGCCAACCCCGTGCGGATTGGCAACGGACACAGCGCCGGGATTCCGGCAGCGGTCGAGCGTGCAATCTGGCGGCCAGATTCTGGCGTCCATGAAGTCACGCTGGAGGCCTCTGAATGACCGTCCCCGTCCAAACCCCTGTTTCGAACCACGTCGGGAACGGGATCACTACTTCCTTCCCCTACGCCTTCCGCCTGCTCGACGCTGTCGACATCACGGTGACAGTCGATGGGGTAGCGAAGACGCTGAACATCGATTACACGGTTACAGGGGTTGGCGTCGAGTCGGGCGGCGCTGTCGTGTTCGCGGTTGCTCCGGCCTCCCTTTCGGCCATTGCGCTGATCCGCCAGGTTCCCATCAACCGCCTGACCGACTACCAGTACTCGGGCGACTTCCAGTCGCCCACCGTTAACAACGACTTCGACCGCATCGTGATGATGCTGCAGGACAGCGGCCTCGCCCTGGCGAACACGATCCGGCTTCCTCCAGGCGATGCCGCCAGCGGCGTGCTCCCCGATGCTGCTGGGCGCGCGCTCAAAGGCCTGGCATTCGATGCCGAGGGAGACATCTTCCTGACGGCCGCATCAGGCAACGCCGATGTGCTGGCAGCCGCGCTGGGATCGAACGCCACCGCCGCGCTGGGTGGTGGCCTGGTGGGCTACGACGGCACCAAGAACTATGCCGCGGGCACCATCGGCAAGGGCATCAAGGACGCTGCGGCCACCGGCGCCCAAGGGATCGCCGACGCTGCGACCGCCGCCGCCGCCGCCGCCGCCGCAAACACCAACACGAACAACTACAAGGCCGATGTCGCCAGCGTCGCTGATGTCGCCAAGGGCGCGGCGCTGATGGGCTACAAGCTCAACGCCACGGGCTCCGTGGGCCGCACGCTCGCGGCCAAGTTGCTCGAGCAGGTGAGCGTGAAGGACTTCGGCGCGGTGGGGGATGGCACAGCCGACGACACCGCTGCGATTCAGGCCGCCGTGACCTGGGCGCAGACGACCGGCAAGCGAAGCGTTTTCTTCCCGGCCGGGCAGTACAAGGTCACCGCCACCATCAACGTGACGCCCACCAACCCCGGATTCCTCTCGTTCTGCGGAGCCGGTCGCTCTTCGACGATCGATCACGCGGTGGTCGGCCCGTTGTTCCAGTTCACGGGGGTCATGGACTGGCTGACGGTTTCTGATCTGCGGATCCTGTCCACGACGGCAAAGTCCAACAAGCTGCATGCGGGCTTCTATTTTCCGGACGGCAACACGCACAGCGATTTCGTCAACGTCACCTACGACAGCAACAGCAACGCCACCATGGGGGCGTCGTTCTACTACTGCGAGCAGGACAAGACGAATGACACGGTGAGCTTTGTGAACTGCATCGCGATCTGCCGCACCTGCTGCTACCAGATCGGCGCAGGCAGCTCGATCTTCTGGCATGGCGGCCGGTGCATCGGCCAGTGGCCAACGGTCAACGGCACGGGCATCCTTTTCACCGGCGGCAATGGCGGCTGCTGGATGTGGGCCACCGACACCATCCAGCTGGAATACGGTGTCCGGGTGCAGCGCCTGACCGCTACCTCGAACCGCGAGATCTTCGCGGTGCATGCTGCGTTCGACTCGTGCCGGATCAACTTCTCCCAGGAGGACCAGAGCTACGTGTCGATCCTGGGCTGCTGGGCTGCCAGCGCGAAGGACTACGGCATCCAGTTCGCCGGGGAGTCGGATGCGGCGATCATGACCATCAGCGGCGGCACGGTCTTCAACTCCGGCGGTGGAGCTGTAGGCGGCGGGGCCAGCGTCGGCCTGCGCTACAACGGCCGGGGCGCGCTCTTCTGCAATGGGGTGGTGTTCCGCAACAACCTGGGCCGCGCGATCTACTGCGAGAACGATCTGCCGTCCGTCTACGGTGTCATCGAGAACTGCCAGTTTCGGGACAACGGTGCCAACGGCGACTACCAGGTCTATCTCACCGGCAACAAGGTCTTCCGCAACAACTACCTCAACGCGGCGGCGAGCGGTGCGTCTGCGGTACAGCGGGACATCACGGGGCGCTCTCGCCTGCGCATCAGCAACAACATCGGCTTCCAGGGCATCTCGCTGGTGACGCCGCCAACCTTCCCTGCGTCAGGCGTAGCAGCCACCAACGACACCGGTGTGGCCGCGACGCTCTACCTTCGCGGCGGGACTGCGACATCCGTGCAGAAAAACGGCACCTTCATCTGCGACATCGTGGGCGGCGGCAACACGAATGTGAACATCCGGCTTCGCCCGGGCGACACGTTCACCGTGAACTACACCGTCGCGCCTTCGGCGACGTGGGACTTTGAGTGAGGTGCGAATGACGCGGACAAGGCCTGCTCCACTGGAAGAAGAGATCGAAGGAAAGCGACTCATGAAATTCGATCCGACGATCAACACTGGCACCATCCTGCAAACCGTTGTGGTTGCTCTTTCGGCGGTCGCGCTCTTCTTCGGGCTCAAGGCAGAGAGCGCCCAAAACAAGGCAGAGCTCGAGCAGGTCAAGGCTGTTGCTGCGGTTGAGCGAGCGCAGACGACGCAAGCTCTTGCCGAGATCAAAGCCGAGATGAAGGAGCAGGGCAAGACGCTGGGTGACCTGAAGGAAGGGATTGCGATCTTGCGCGGCCGCGCGGCAGACACGGGGGTGAAGCGATGAACTTCGATCAAGCATTCGACCGCCTGCTCGGGCATGAGGGCGGCTACGTCAACGACCCGCGTGACCCGGGCGGCGAGACTAACTGGGGCATCACCGTTTCAGTTGCGCGCGCCGAGGGCTACAGCGGCCCCATGCGCGACCTGCCGCGGGATACCGCGAAGGCGATCTACAAGGCGAAGTACTGGGCGCCGGTGCGCGCTGATGAACTGCCGGACAGCGTGCGCTTCGATGTCTTCGATGCGGCTGTGAACCACGGGGTGAACCAGTCTTCGAAATGGCTGCAGCGCGCGGCCGGCGCGAACCCCGATGGTGTCATCGGCGCGCAGACCGTGGCAGCGGTCCGCTCGGCTGGCCCACTTATCGCCGCAGCCTTCAACGGCTATCGGCTGCAGTTCTACACCGACCTGAGCACGTGGCCGACCTTCGGCAAGGGCTGGACTCGGCGCGTGGCCTCCAACTTGCAGAATCTGAAGGGCTGACCATGGCTGCACTCATCGGGCTCGCTCCCGTCATCAGCGACATCCTCGACAAGTTCCTGCCGGACAAGACGCAGGCGGAGGCGGCCAAACTGGAGGTGTTCAAGGCCGCTCAGGCTCAGCAGCTGGCCGAGCTGAAGGCAATGTCGGACATCGCGGCCGCGCAGAGCGCGACGAACTCAGTAGAGGCGGCCAGCACGCGCTTGTTCGTGGCGGGCTGGCGGCCGTTCGTGGGCTGGATCTGCGGGTTCGCCGTCGGCTTCAAGTTCATCGGCGGCCCGATCCTGTTCATGGTGGCGCAAGCGCTGGGCCACCCCGTGACGCTGCCATCCATCGAAACCGAGGAATTGTGGCCGCTGCTGCTCGGCATGCTGGGCCTTGGCGGCCTGCGTACCGTGGAGAAGGTGAAGGGCGCGGCCTAA